GCTCTCGGGTACAATACGCGCCGCCGGAGAGGTGGCAGAGTGGTCGAATGTACCTGACTCGAAATCAGGCGTAGGTGCAAGCCTACCGTGGGTTCGAATCCCACCCTCTCCGCCATCCACACAATAAAATCAATAAGTTACAAGCGTAACGCCAGAATACCCACCACCGTACCCACCGCCTCTAACTCAGTGAGAGCGGCGCTGGACGTCATGCATTAAAAATCCGCTGCGCGGGGCAGGCGTCGGCGGTATGTCACTAGATTGGCAGGCCGGGCCCCAGCTGAGACAGTCATGGCAAAGATCGGAATCCCGATGTTTGCGTTATCGCGGTCCACGCCTCTGCGGGAGAGACCGGCATAAGCTTGTTTCGATGCCTGGTTGCCACGTCGAGGAACATGGCGTGCGCCTGTTCGCCAGTTAACCCCAACCCGCCGAACAGCGCGACTGCGCGGGCGACAAGCGCCGGCGGGATCACCGCCATGCCGGGGTCGAATGGCGGGAATTCCCGTAGCAACTCCGGATCGATGCCGCCCCGGTTCTCCGGGCCATTCGCATCGAGGTACAAGACCGACAACAGCAGCTCAAGCTCGCGTTTTGGCAACCCCTCCCGCTTGAGGTGATCGGCCTTGTCGAGCTGGGTGTTTGTGTACAGCCCCCAGTCGTTGTTGCGCGCGTGGTCGAGCGCTTCCGTGTTGAGGCGCTGCCACTCGTGGTCCGCATCGCTGGGGTCTCTCATCAACCCTTCCTTCCTGGTGTCGTAAAGGCACTACGCGTGAAGATTCCCGCGGGGATTCCTACCTTTCGACCGGAACCTCTACGCCCGAAGGGTGCGAGGGGGACCGCATATGATAGGCGGAAAAAATCCCGGCACGTGGCCGGGACAGGAGGGGGGAGCTTCATGGGTTAACCGCCCCCCAGGAGAACGCAGCTTGGTATTCAGAACATTCGTCTCACCCGCGCGAGCATGGTGACCAGTTCCGGCGCCGTCATGTCCAGGCATTCCAGCGCGTCGTGTGGCAGCCCATCCAGCAGCAGCCGGTCTTCCTCACTGATCTCGTTCGCCGTGATGCGGTCGGCCAAGTCCGTGATCTTGACCATGCTCGATCGGTACAAGCTCAACTCCGGCACCCCCATGTCAGACGTGATGAACGGTAAGGCATCATCCGGCAGCGCTTCGGTCAGAGCATCGAACAGCCGTTTCATCGCGACCCCCTGCGGATCGTCTGGCCGGTTCTGGGCTCGCGACGCTTCCAGTTTCGCCAAGCGTTGTTCAAGTGTGGCCATGCGCTGCCCTCCATTCCTCAACCAACGGCGCCAGGTCTGCGCCCAGGTCCCCGTCTGACATATGCATCGCCATAAGCCGCTCTTCCTCTTCCACGCTGGCGAACCATTCTCCACGGTCCCTCAGCATCTGGATAACGCCTTCCAGCTCTTCGTCGGTCAAGTCGCATGCAGCAGTGCCAGTTGTCTCCCCCGGGCCGTTCCGTCGCCTCAGCTCCAGTGCTCGAATCCGCTGCTCAAGCGTTGCCATCGTGTCCCCTTTCCAGCAGTGCGATGCGCTTATCCAGATCGCAGACCTCGAACACCTTGCGCAGCTCGCCCAGGACGTACACCAGGCGCGCGCCGTCCTGAGAATGGACGCGCCCACCCCGCATGTCCCGATATACCCGCGCCATCTCCCGCCTCAGCCCGTCCAGATCGTTCAGATTGATGCGGGGGGCAGGCAGCACCACAAGCGCCGGCTGCTTGCCGCTTGGCGCCCGGTCATTTGTGGAATCAGGCCGTTTTGCCATGGCTCAGCCTCCTTCCCCGCGCAATCTGTATAGCTCAATCTCGCGCATGAGGATCTCGTACATCAGCCCGGTCACCAGCGGTTTTAACCAGCCTTCAATCTCGGCTTCAGATCCCGCAATGTCATTGGGATTGAGGGTCACTCGCTTCGCCATGTCATATTTCAGGAACACTTCCTTGAGCTTGGCGACACAGGCAGCGGTTTCGGCTTCTGTGTACCCAGTGGCCAGCAGGCCAGCGTAATACTCAGGCTCCAGATCCCGCCACTGGCGATGCTTGGAATCCGGCAGGTGAATGATCTTGTCCGTGCTCATCGGTATCCGTTCCTGTGTGCGTTTTTGAGAGCGGCCACCAAGGCGTCCTGGTTATCCATCAGCGCCCGGCGCGCGTCCACACTATCCCATGCGCTGATGTTCTGGTGCACGTGAACCTCGATCGGCCTGGCATCGCCTCCCCCTTCATCCGCCATCCGCCGAATCACGTCGGCATGTTTCGCGGGAAGAACCATTTCCTGGGCATGCAGTTGCGTGATGGGATTCACCCCGGCCGGGATGTCATAGCCGCCGGCCGCCGACGCAAACGCCATGACACCGCCAAAGGCCACCGCCGCAGCGGCCGGCGCGAGAAACGGCCCCACGTATGGGATGCCAACAACGGCTTTGTAGGCACCAGCAGCCGCCGCCTTCGCATCGGCAACGATCTCTTTGGCGCGAATCGACTTGCCTTGCGCCGCTTGCATGAGCATGGTGGCGATGTTCTTTGCCGCCATCTGCGCGAACATCTGCGCGATTGAGGTGGTGACGCCCTGCCACATCGATTTCAGTCCTTGAGCGAGCGTCATCTGCCCCGTCATCACCCTCTGCAGGCTACTGGCGATGCTGTTCTGGATGGCGTTCGTCGCCTGCAAGGCGTACTGGTTGCGCTCAAGCTCGCCCCCGTTCTTGATCTCGGTCATGATGGCCTGATGCTGCCGCTCGGCGGCCTCGATGTCGGCCTTGAGCTGGGCATAGGCCACTGGGTCTTGCGTCGGGTCGATCATGGCCAGGCGCTCGTTCATGGCCTGCAGGATGATCTCGTTCCGCCGCTGCTCGAACCCGAGTTGCTGTTGCAGCAGTTCCTCGTTGGTCATGAGGCCCATCTCGACCGCATGGTGGGCAGCGGCTTCGTCAGCGTCGACCACTGCCAGGCGGGCGTCGACTGCATTGCGCATCCAGATCAGGTCGACCTGGATTTTCTGCTCCGTCGCACGCTTGTAGGCGTCTGCTGCCGTCTTGGATGCCGCTTCCACGCCTTTCGCGATTTCCCCGTTCATGGCGTTGATGGCTTCCTGCTGCTCGCGGATCATCTCGGCGACGCCTTTGTCGCTGGTGATGTACGACCCCGAGCCCAGCGCGTCGATCGGGCCGTCTGCCTTCTTGCTTTTGCCCTTGCCTCCCGACGGGGGCGCCTGAAAGTCACCGCCGCCTTCCGCCGGCGCGTCCGCAGCCGTGAACTTCTGGCGAAACTTGCCGAGGAACGAATCGCCGGTACCGTTCCACAGGTCTTTCAGTTTCTGCGTCTCGCGCACTGCGTCGGCGGTGCGTTCCTTGAACACGTTCATGGCGCCGGAGAAGTCCCCGCGAAGCGCCAGCGCTGCAGCTGCTGCTGCCGCCCCGATGTCGGACCCGACCGAGACAAAGGCCTGTTTCACCATCCGCGCCAGGTCGACCACGCCCAGGAACGTTTCCATCGCCACCCGGGCGACTTTCACCAGCGCGGGGCCGATGTCCACGAGCGACGATTTGAACGCCGTCATCACAGGAATGAGCGCCTGCCCGATGGTGATCTGCAGGGCCTTCCCGGTCAGATTCGCGTCGTCGCTGGCCTGGTCATAGTCCTTCCATGCCTGAACGTTGTCCTGGCCAACAACCATGCCGAGGTCGCGCATCTTCCTCTCGGTTTCCTCGGCAGCCTCACGGCTGGCCAGCAGGAGTTTCGAGCTGCCATTGACCGATCGCCCGAAAACCTCCTGCGCTGCCGCGTTACGGTCAGTGCCTTCCTTGTAGGAATTGACCACCGCGATCGCGTCGAGCATGAGGTCGTTCATGGGGCGCAACTTGCCGTTGGCGTCACGCGTGGCGAGGCCCATGGCATTGAGGCTGTCTTCGTTCTTCGTCAGATTCATCGTCAGCCCGCGGCTGGCTGCTGACAGCTCGCCTTGAGTCGCCCCGATGTCATCCAGCACCGAGATCCACACGCTGGCATCGGTTGCCGAGACGCCCATCGCGCGGCCCAGATCCATCGCGGCCTCGGTGTATTTGACGGTTTCATCGGCAGCGTTTTTGATGGCAACGAAAGAGAACGCCGCTGCCGCAACTGCCGCCACGCTGGCGAAGGCAGACCGGACAGTGGTCGACACCCCGGACATGCTGTCGCCAGCCGTCTTAAGGCTTCCATCCATCCGCTGCGCCCCGTTCTCGACGGACTGCGCGGCCTGGTCCATGCCGCGTTCCAGCTCGCCGAGGCTGGCGGTTACCCGTACTTCGATGTCGCTTCCGTTGTTCATAGCAGTCTCCAGGTGGTTGAACGCTCTTTCACGGCGTGCGCGAATTCCTCGCGGATGCGCGGTTCCATCTCCTTCAACGCGCTGCGCAGGAATGAGCGGGGCGGCAGGTTGTCGGCCGTCAACGCCGGTTTGTTGGCCTTGAGCGCGGCCTTGAAGCCTTCCTTGTGTTTCTTCAGATCGTCCTTGACCGACGGCCCGAACTCATGGAACTTCGCGTACTCGACGTTCGTACCGACGATGCCCCTGATCTCGCGCCCGCTGTCGGTGATGCGTTGCGTGATCGACCGGCGCAAGCGCCCGGTGCGGACGTTCAGCGCCTGGCCGGTGCCGGGGCCAGAAAGCTTCTCCAGCTTCACCTTCGTCATCAGCTCGAGCGTGAGGCGGCCGAGCGATTTGCGTACCGAGTCGTGCGTCCGCTTCCCCACGTTCCTGAGGTTCTTGGCGGTCTTCTTGGCGCCTTTGGCTGAGCCCCTAAACATCGCCGCCACCCGTTGCCAAAATCTGGATGGGGACGACGGCCATGGCCTGGTGGCCCAACGTGCCCTCGTCGGTCTGGATTTGCCCCTCGATCCGCGCCCACTCGACGCCGGGCGCGTCGAGGGTGTGTTTTCCGGTGATCGGGTGGAGCGGGAAAATCGCCTCGATTGCGTCGAGGATCGGGTTCAGCACACTTCCTGGCGGCGTGGTGCCGTCGGTATGGACGTAGACGTAGACGTCGACCATCAGGAGCCACTTCTGGGGCTCGCCGGTTACCGTGGTCGGCGTCTCGCTGCCCTGAGACATGAACAGCGCCGGCCGCTGCTCTGGCGGCACGTCGTTCCAGTGCTTGAGGATCCGCGACTTGGTTTTCAGCCCGGCAATGCCAGAGAGGCGCGTGAATAGCGCCGAATAGATCGGCTCGCGGTTCATCGTGCTCCCCCTTTCGCGGCTTCGAGTGCCTTCCGCTTGAGCCCGGAAATATCCATCGTGCACGTCATGGCTTCCTGCATGTTTTCCAGGTCGATCAGGTCCGCCACCTCCCCACGCGTCATCTCGGGGTAATTGCGTT